GGGGAGTGTATCGCACTGGGGGTCAAGCCGGAATGGATGCAAAGGATTTATTGAGGGAGTTGGATGATGCTGAACAAGATGCTGAAACATATATGGAAGATCACCTATATACCAACTCTCACAAGGTTGTATCCGTAGAGAAAGAAGTTAAAACTATAAATGGGAGAGAAATTCCAACTGATAAAGTTTCTGTGGTTACAAAGGACGAGGTAGTACAGACTGTGAAACGTAAGTTGAAGAAGGGTTGCAGGAGCAAGTTTGCTTGTGCGATCTCGAAGCTGGCGTATAACAAGTTTGGAGAGCGTCCGATGAGTGAGGCTAATTCACTCATTACACGGAAATGGATTCAGAAATTGTTAGAAGAACCATTGTATAGAAACTTGAGGGTGTGCGACAAAAACATCGCTATTGATCGTGCCCTGTTTCTTTCTTTTGTGCCTACAAAAGCTTTCCAAGAAATGAAAATGATGTCTATGAGTAGACCTTGGGAGGCACGGATGAAGACCAGTAATGCGTATGGCGGGTTCTGGAGCAAGGTTTGCTTCATTGCCTGTCTTCCCTCTGGGGAAGAGTGTCAATAGGGTGGCCCGACCCCGTCCACGAGTGCCAGTAGTGGCGTCAGTAGGGTTCTGGATGAATATGTTGTTTCAAAGGAGATCTCTAGTATCGATTCCATGTTTTGGGACACGATTGAGTTTCCTATGAACCAAAATCAACTATTTCCAGATCCTGAGAAAACTGCCGGCTGGAACCGTTTGTCGTGGAGAAGTAGGGTGGGCTGTACTAAAGAGCGGCGTTACGTAAGAGTGGCTGGCGTCGCCTCTGACACAGAAATTGTGCCATTCACAAATGACCTCGAAACTTTACAACGAGCTGTACTCGAGCGTGTTTTCTGCGTGAAGGATTCGGAGGGGAAGTTCAAAGAGCCCCCCCGACCGGAGTGTGGATCATTCCTTAGCACCATGGCTGGTGTTAGGGCGAAATTGGTGCCTTTGCTCCCCTCTGCCGCTCCACGGAGTCATCAACAATTTGTTGACTCGTATGGAGGCGCCAAGAGGGCGAGGTACCAACGGGCCTTAGCTGAAATTCATGAGGGGAATTCAGCGGTGGGCGATGAGGCTAAACTGCGAGTCTTTGTAAAGTACGAGAAGACGGATCGGACTTCAAAATCTTCCCCCGTCCCTAGGGTCATTTCACCTAGGGATCCAAAATATAATCTTCGAGTGGGGAGATATCTGAAGTTCTTGGAGAAACCATTGTTTGCTGCCATTGATAAGATGTTTGGGCATAAGACTTTATTCAAGGGGCTGAATGCGTTAGATTCAGCGAGTGTGATGAAAGAAAAGTGGGACCATTTCCGCAATCCTGTTGCGGTTGGCCTGGATGCTTCCCGGTTTGATCAACATGTTTCTTATGAAGCATTACTTTGGGAGCATTCTATATATCTGCAGTGTTTTAAACAAACAAAACATAAGAGGAGACTGCAGAGGCTTTTAAATCACCAACTTGTTAATAGTTGTTATGGATCGACACCTGATGGTAAATTGCGATATAGTGTGTTAGGCACCAGGATGAGTGGCGATATGAATACTTCCATGGGTAATTGTTTGCTCATGTGTTGTATGGTGAAAGCCTATCTCGACCATATTGGTGTTGAAGCACGTTTAGCGAACAATGGGGACGACTGCGTGTTAATCTTTGAGAAGCATGACCTTAAGAAGGTCATGGGGCCATTGCCAGAGTGGTTCACAGGGATGGGTTTTACTATGGTGGCTGAGGAACCGGTTTATGAGTTTGAGGAGATAGAATTCTGTCAGACGAAGCCGGTATTTGATGGGGAAATCTACATCATGTGTAGAAATCCCCATAACGCCATAGTGAAAGACTCTGTGATGATGCACTCTTGGGATAGTCCTAAGTATTTCAAAGCTTGGCTTGATGCGGTTGGTACTGGTGGACTTGCCACGACGGGTGGTCTACCAATATTCCAAGAATTTTACAATGCCTATCGGAAGTCTGGACGTAAAGGGAAAGTCCAACGGAGTACGTTGTCTTGGTTTGTTAGACAACAAAAGGAAGGAGTCACTCGTACGTATGGCACTGTCACGCCAATGGCACGAGCTTCCTTTTATTGGGCTTTTGGGATAACACCGGATGAACAGCTTGCGGCAGAACGGTATTATTCCAGCCTGAAGATCGGTGAGGCAATCATGCCTTACCGACTCAGGTCCGTTTTTAGGGAGGGGTTTTGAAAAACCCCCCACATGGGGCATGGTATTATGGGCTTAACGAACCCACTCCAACCACAGTCATGGGGTCTCACGCTTAATCTACCAAATGCAATTTGATGCGCTAATATAAATGCCAAGAGACTGGAAGGTAGACGGTGTACGTGTGTGAGGTGAACAGTCCAGATAGAATTCTGGATCCCATATTATTGAAATTCATGAGTAATACATACAGATTTGTGAACGGAGGTAGAATTATACAAGACAAACCCAGTGTTTTTGATTTTACAGACGGAGAACCAAGACAAAGAAATCAGA